GAACCTTTGTATATTTTTCCATTTGGAGATTGTAATACGAACCTTAAATCCATATCAGGATTCTGTTCTTTGATTAGTAAATGTTTCTTTCTATCTTCAGGTAAGAACCATCCTTTTGATTCTATAAAGATATTGTTAGGTAATCTAAAATCAGGTTTGTAAGAATGAGTAGTTGCTGGAATTGTATATGATACTTCATGCTCTTCGTATTCACCATCAATACCTTGCGATTTAAGTTGTTCATCTATGCGAGTTTCCAACCCACTTTTGTGGCCTTTCATCTTTTGGATGTGAGACCAATTTCCTTTTTTATTCATAACTTATTCTTTTTTTCTATTTTATCTTCTTAGGTCTTTACTAGGATTATATCCGTTTGGTTTACCTTTAGTGTTTTGAGGTCCTTCAGTATCATCTGGTGGTAAATCACCATGTGGTAAAACATCAGGAGAATCCATATTAGCGTTTCCATCAATAGGTGGTTCATATGCTTCACCAAAATCACCATCAACTAAAATATCAGGTCTATCTAATTTACCCCAAACATATTTACTTGTAAGTTCACCATTTTCTTTTATTGATTGAACCTCAGTAATTGTAGCAGTGTTACCACTCATTAGAGAACCAGTACCTGGTGCTCCAAACGGGCCATCCATATCCATTCTAACTTTAACAGTTATATCTACATCACTTCTATTTTGAATTGCCGATGCTAATTTACCAATCGCAACTAAATCACCATTTGGATTATATAATCCAATTGTTGTAAAGTAATTTCTAAAATCAGAACCAGTTACGAACCCTTTCATTTCAGAAGCTTCTACATCATTATTTATTTTTAGTGTTGGATTTTGTGATACATTAAATTCATCCGCCCCAACTTCACATAATACATTTAATTCATGTAATCGTTTAGATGATTTATATTTTGTTAACCACCCATATTCAGATGAGTTTGGTACATCATCATTTTCGTTATCAACTTCGTTACCATAGTTCCATGTACCACTCTGTCCAGTCCAAATATATCTGTACTTTGGTCTTGGGTCTGATACTACCATTATTCCGTGATTGTAAAATACTTCACCAACAGTATCAGTTTGATATGCTGAACCTGTTACGAAATCATTATTTGCTAATCCTTTGATTTCTGCTTCTGTTAATCCTTTGTTGTACATACGGAATTCATCTAAAGAACCACTTAAACTAGCAAAGTTTGATGTTTTATCAAATCCACCATCAGAAATAAATCTACTACCTAATAATATATCATATGTATTAGAGATTCCTCTCATTATTATATTATCAATACTACCACTTGTTGGTAATGAACCAGTAACTTCCTTTACACCATCAACCCAAAGTTCCATATGAGAACCTGTTTTATTAAAACATATGTGATGTGGTTCGTTATCGTTTATCTTAGTACCCGATGTTGCAAGTATACGTGTGATTCCGTTAGATAATGATATTCTAACTTTACCATTATTAGAACCTGCTGTTTGATTGAATACTTCTATATCAAATGGGAAGTTACTACTTCCAACATTTCTTCTTCTAAGGATTTGATGTCCTTTTCTAGTAGTACCATAATCTTTTTGAGTACCTCTTTTGGATACTATTGAGTTATGAGTTCCAGATGCATCTGATTGAGATGTTGGTAATACAGTCCATACCGATACTGAGTAGTTGTTAGTTTCGAAAAACTTATAATTTGGTTTGTTATCGATTAATACATATGAATCCGAACCATTGAATTGTACCATTTTTCCAGATGGTAATTGAGTCGGGCCTGTTGTTTTTATACCATCTATGTATTTTAGATTCTTACCAACCCCATTGTTTATGTAACCACTTCTATCTTCAATTATATTATCAAAGGTAGTTTCTCTATCAACAACCTCATCATTAAATCCCCAATATCCAATTAAGTTACCAAATGGAACATATGAACCTGTTGGTAGTGTTGTATCAATTAATTTACCATGATACTCATCTAACTTTATATCTTTGATTGTTATATTAGTTAAATCGCTTGATGTAACTGAAGTATCTACTACTTCAATTGTTCCTGGCCTAACACCATCACCTAATCTATTATGTGGTATTGAAAATATAGATGCTGTCGCAAATAAATCTCTTTCGGTTCTAGCTCTATGTTTAAAAAACATTTGATTTAAACTAGCCCATACAACTTTCTGATGTTTAACTTTTAGAAAATCTGTTGAGTTGGAATTTAGGTTATCTAATTGGTCCGTTTCTCTATATGCTGGTAAACTAATTGACTCTGAAACATTAATCTTTTCACCGAAATTTGGGGATATACCTTTTATTACCGATGTTGAATAATAGTCTTGCCTAAAATTCAAATCAGTAACTACCCACCTTTTATGGGTGTTGAATGGTCGTAATTGAATACCACCCCCGTTGATTGGTTTGTAAGCTGTTGCCATGCGTAGTCATTATCGTTCTTAAAATATTATTTAAAAGTCTAACTTAACTTTCACCAATACTTCATTCGAAAACGATTTTAGAATTGGTTTAGATAACTTAGCTACTGCTAATAGTTCTTGTGAACTATTATATAACCCAACAGTTGTTATATAGGATTTAGGATTATTTGCAAATGTTGGTTGTGCAAATGCTCCATTTGAACCTGATGTATATGATGGATTATTTGAGAAGTTATACTCACCATTCTTAGCTCTTACAAAATAGAATGTTGATTGTACTCTTTCTTCGTTTCTTGCAGCAAATCCGTTATTTGCGTTAATTACTGCTGAACCACTTAGTGATGTGTATAACTTAAATGCGTTATCACCATTAATGTTTGAACCAGTAACAGTACCAAAGTTTAATTTAGTGTTTAATGTATCAGCGTTTAATACAATCACACCTTGCTCTGGATAAACTTGTCCATAATAAGTTTTAGGTGAATGAACTCCGTTTAAGATTGAACCTGAAACTAAGTTGTAAACTCTACCGATTTGTGTTGCTGCTTGTTGTGTATCACCACTATCATCAATTAGTTCGTGAACTAAGTTTGAAGAATGAATGTGAACATTAGAACCAGTATTAACATTGTTAGCGATAGCAGTACCATCTAATTTTCCTAACGTAAGTTCGAAGTTTCCAGGGTCTAATCTATCTTTTAATCTTGCTCTGTTAAGATTGATTGCGTAAATGTGTTGAGATGCAACATCATTAAAACTAAATATTCTTTGATTATCTGGTAGTAGGATTTGTGCGTACTGAGAATAGATAGCGTTTGAAGGAGAATCTTCATTCTGTCCTAAAGAACCACTACCATCATTATGTCCGTATGTGATTGAAAACTGAGATTCTGATGTAGCATCTGTTGATACCTTATCAAAAATCTCGTAATAATATTGTTTTTGTGTATCTGATTGTGCAGAAGATGTAAAGAATGTAGTTAACGTTCCTACGTTACCACTCCATAGACCTCTGGTCACTTTTTCTACACCACCTTCTACAACATCCCCTACTTTGAATGCCGTATATACTCTCTTTGATGTATTAAACGAACCTGCTGGTAAAATTGCCATATCTTATTCCCTTTTAAATTATCCTTATAATGTTGAATCTAATGTGTTACCTACTGAAATATCAGGATTGTTAGTAACAGTTAAATCAATTTCCGTACGTCCACCAGTTTCATTTCCTACAACAAATATTTTAGTTGATATATCAGTATTATCTGCTAATACCTTAGTTGTAATTGTAAATGATTGATTTGTACTAATCGTAACACTTCTTCTATCTTCGTTAGCACCAACAGTATCTGAGTTGTTTGCTATACCACTTCCATCACCAACGATACTTGCCGCATCTGAGTTAAGTAATGTAACGGTAAATCCTAACGTATCATTACCACCATTTTTAGTAGTAAGAGTTACAGATTGTTGTTGTCCACCTTCTTCTAAACTAATTGAGCTTGGGTTAGATTGAATGATTGGGATTCTAATTGTATTTTTTGGAAGTGTTAACAACTTATATCTTAATGAGTAGTTCTCATCTGTTACTGCCTCTACTATCGGCATGTTTTCAATTATGATTCCATAATAGTCTGAACCTAGCGGATGTGCTGGATTCCATAGTTCGTAATCTACTTCGTCATCTGCCAATGCGAATTGACTGATTACAAAGAAGTCCCTACCCTTTGCTAATAACTCTCGACCTTTCTTAGTTAGAATAGCGTCTACTGTTATTGATGAATTATCTAAATATCCCATATTATTACCCTTTTACAATTTGTTTTCTTATATAAATATTAAAAAAAATATTTTTACACTAACTTTTATAATTTTCTATCTTCTTCTGCTTTTTCTATCTTGCTTATCCATCTTTACAATGAAATCTTCTTCACTTTTATTGTTAGATAATGTTTGTCTTAATACTTCCAATACATCTCTCTTTTCTTCATAATTT